CTGATACCTGCATTAATAAACTTATCTAATAAAGTATATGCAATATCATCAACTGTACTTTCAACGAATTCTTTTGTTTGTTGTTCAACAATTCGTTGATGTTCCTCAGGACTAACATTGTTACCAATTCTATTCTGGTTTACAATCTTGTTCTGTGGAAACAAAATAATCTTATCATCAGCCATCTATAATTTCACCTTTGAAGTTAACTTTACCTTTATCAGTAAAGTATTCTACTAATTGGTTATAACCACCAATACTAACACCATCAATAACTATCTGTGGCATTGTTCTAACTTTCTTACCAATTGCCTCAAACAATTCTTCAGGTGTATTGAAATCTTTACCAAACATTTTTTCTTCAAAAGGTTCATTAAGACCATTCAACAAAGCTTTCGCTTTGGTGCAATACACACAATTAGGTTTACTGTATATCTGGATTGTCATTGTTTGCACTTTCCATAACTTTCTTAAAGGCAGTTTGAGCCTTATCTTTTAAGTTATATGCATCAACAGCCTGTTCGATATTATAGTTGTACATTTTATTGTACTCACCTAAAGGCAATCTCAAACCAATCCAAGCTCTGTAATAACCAGATTTAGTAAGTGTTACATCCTGAGCAAAGATTTCATATCCTCGCACTGGTGTATTTTTGATTGAGTTAACTAATGTACTCTCAACCTCAGAAACAACTGTTTTCTTTTCTGTCTTACCAAGTTCAGTAATAAACTGTTTGGATTCTTTGTTCATTTTACCCATAATTATATCAGCCATTTCAGACTTAGCATACATCTTTGCTTTCTCTATAGCAAGTTGTAAGTCTGGCGATACAGCTGTTGCAACACCATATATACATTGTCTGCCTTTGTCTTTTTCTTTAACTTGACCGATAATGTTTGTATCTAAGTTACAAGCATCTGTTTCATTAATGTCTGCCATATACCATTTTGGTACAACATTAAGGCTATCTGCATTTTCTTTTTTGATTGTGTAACTTGTACTTGAACAAGCACCTAACAAGGCAACCATACTCAAAGCACCAATCGTTTTCACATATTTTTTCATATTATACTTTCTCCTTCATAATATACAGTAATTCTTGCACTTTGTCAAGTCCAGATTGCATAGCATTTAAAACATCTGCCATAGACACATCCATTCTTGTAAATACAAAGATTACCAGAGCGATAATAATAATGTTCTTAATCATATTATTGAGCCTCCCATTCACCGTCCTTATTCATACACACTTTTCCGAACGACTTAAAAGCGTGTCCAGGTCTACTGTAGTACCTGCAATATTCTGGCGTACTCACATCTCGGTAATAAAACTGAGCAAACAGTTCCCAATAACTAGGACCATCAAATCTGTTTCTACCGTCAGCACACTCCAAAATTTCTTCTTTAATAATCTCGTCACCTTTTTGTCTGATAACGACTTTTATATAACAAAATTGACCATTAACCTCAGCAGGATTAACTGGTTTAATTTTACTGTAATATTCTTTTTCAGCGCTTACAGCAACGCCTGTAATCAATAAAAATATAATCAATATAAATGACCAAGTCAAATATTTTCTAATCATTATTTGTTTAGGATCCCACATAACCTTTTAATTTCTTTATACTATCCTTTGTATTATATATTGTATCTTCAATAAAGGCAAGCCTGGATTGATTGTTTGTTAAATCTTTTTCATCTTCTAATTCTTTGATTTCGTTCTCTAATTGTTCTATCTTTGTTCTTACATCATTATCCGTCATTTTTTTCTACCCACTTTCCGTCTGGTAACTGACAAGCCGTACCAAACACCATTCGTCTGTTTACACCACCAAGACCAACTAACGGCCACTGGTTAGTAATATCAATTGTTGCGTCATAGTCTTTACATTTGATTGTTTCTACCATATATGACCTAGTAGTCTTAATAATACCTGAATTTCCTGTTTTCTGATTGTACCAGTTTGTGTAACTTGAACCGGCAGGACCATTGTTTAAGTGGTCTACGAATACTGCATTGTGAACATCATAATCTGAGTTATACATAATTTCTGCACCTGCAAACGAACCACCCATTGTACAAATTGCAATGGCGGCTGGGTCTGTGGTAAACTGAGCACAAGTAGCCGCTGTTGTTGCACCACCCATTACTGCACCAAATTGTGACCTGTTTGTACTACAACCATTCAGTAGGAGTAGGACCAGTATCGCTGGTATCAACTTTTTCATAATTACCTTTGTCGTGTGCTAATAGTAAACAATCTGCCTGTATAATATCTATTAACGAATTAATTTGTATATCTCTTTCGTGTGACTTAGGGGTGTCGTATTTCAACACCCTTAAATCATCTGCCATCTTTTTGACGGAATCTATTTTATCACAGAATTGACTAATCTTGTGTAACATACTCTTTAACCTTATTAAACAAGTCTTGTACCTGTAATTTGTTTTGTGCTAACTGTTCTTGGCCTTTTGACCAATTAGTTTTTTGAAAAGTAACTATTTCGTTCCACTCATTTTGAAACCAATTAGTAACTTTACTTGTGTCTGCTTTTGCATCATTAATCATAAAGGCAAAAACAAAAACAATACCTACAATTGCAACAATAGTTGATTTGTTCATACTTTTCTCCCAGCTGTTTTTAAGTCCTCTTTACCAACGACCATATAAGGACCTTTGTTATAAGCAGGTACGATTGAATATTGTTTTGAAATCTCTAATCGCTCCTGTCTTTCTTTGTGGTCAATAGTACCACCATTACCTAGTTTTGTAACTGCACTAGGATAATCAGGTGTTTCTCTTCGGTAAACTTTATCAGGCTCATATGTACCTACAATGTGTACAGTTTTGACTTTTAGTTTGCCAAATCTGTACTTGATATAATCTTCTAAATTAAGTTGATGATTTGGTAAACCAATTTGTTTCATATGTTTATTATACAAACGACAATCTTCTTTGTATTGAGAAAGTTGATTAGCAGATAGATTGTTCATCTTCTTTGCGTTCTTTCTCAATGTGCCACTACTGGTATTTGTATAAATGATAGCCATTATTATATTTTAATTCCTTTTAATTCAGCGGACTCATTCCAATCATCAGCTTCTCTTTCGGCTTGTACTTGTTCAAAAGTTTTACCAAATACTGATTTGTAAAAATGGTCTCTAGGATTTACAGATTGATAAGCAGTTAACAATCTATTGAAGTTGATATTTACATCACTGAAAACAACAGGCATCTCGGCCTCTAGTTTGATGTATTCTTTTAAAAGGGCAATTCTATTGGTGTGTACTTTGTTGTCATCACCTTTGCCTAGTTTAGTGTCTTTTGCTTTTGCATCTGCAAATTCTTTGAAAAGCATTTCTTTGTCGTATCTAAATGATGTATTGTTTGTATTCATAAGTCCTTTCATAATTAATAATAACTATATCCTATCAAAATTGGTGGATATTGTCAAGTCTTATTGCTGGTCAAAAATGTCGCACTTTTCGACATAAATGACGGTTTTTCGACCATAGTCCGACCTTCGAGCAGCTCTTAAAGTCGTTCCTGGCGCATCCTGGCGCCTCGTTTTTTGACATTAAACGCAATCCGTAACGGTTTTAGAAGGATCCACAAAATCCAACTCATATTGTCGTTTGGATTCTTCTTCAGCCCATTTGTCAAATTCATCACACATTGTCTGGTATTTGTCTTTCAATACCATCAATTTATCTTTGGCGGTAGCCATATCTCCACTATCAAAAGCATCATCAATTTCATTAAGAGCTTCTAGTGTTGCAAATTCTGTAACCATTATTGGTCCTCCGAGTTCATTAATAATACAATGTAATGTACAGCCTTTAAAAGGTCTTTACGATTACGACCATCTTTCTTACCAAACCTTGCAAGATATTTAATTGCATTGGCTTGACAGAAATCTTTGTCAATACCACAAGACCTTAACAAGTCTTGCACTTGTACGCCTTCTTTTACTTGAGCGTAATGTTGACCATATGTTGATTTGATATAGTCACCAATTTCTTTTAAGATTTTATCTTCGTTGTATTTCATCATTATCTACCTCTTTCTGTTTCTATTTCCATATCTAATGTAGTATCCACATCTCCAGGTATTTCAACTTCATCTGCATAGGTATTAATTTCTACCATACCATCTTCTTTTGCATACTCATCATCTTCATATGCAACTTTACCAACATACTCAGTTTCAGCACTATCTGAATAACTTGCATCAACATAAAATGTTTCTACACCGTTTTTTGCTTCTGTAATTTTGTAATTGATTTCTGAATGGTCAATACCACCATTGTCAACAAACATTTGGTCAGCTTCATCTTTATTATTTGCTAGAACCTCTTGTTCGACAACAAGGGTGTAATAAGTTTTTTTTCTGTATAGGTTTTTACCTATATCTTTATCTGTAAATGTAACATTTGTATCGTTCATAATGTAGTCCTTTTGTTAGTGTTTAGTTTCAAATAAGTATTCTTTGTCATAACCAAGACCTAGATTATAACAAATATACCCTAAATCTTGTTCTTTGTCAAGCCCCTCAGCTTGAAGTAACCATTTAATTGCAATATCACGGTTACCTGCACCAAGTTTCATATACTCAGTGATTTGGTTTTCAAAATTTTGATATGCCTTTTCTTCGGCTTTCTCTTCAGCTTCACGCTCTGCTTTTGCCACCTTACATAGGTGGTCTAATTCTTTTTCTAAATCTTCGTTTGACATTTTATCAAAGTTATAGTGTCTGCCTTTTACACCGTAAGCATCTTTGTGCATTTCATATACACTTGTAATAAGGCTATCTCTCTCATAATCTTCTACTGTGAATATACCTTGGTCGTTCCAGAATTTAATATCCTCTGGTACCATACCAGCCCAACTGCCTGGATTCTCATCCATCCACTTTTTGGATTCAGCGTTGATTTGTTTGATATGTTCTAGTAGTGTTTTCATTATTTTAAGTCCTCAACTGCATAGTGTAAACATTCTTCACAACTGTTCTCATCATAGATACCAATTAGTTCTAATGATTGATTAGAGTTCATAATCTCTTTGACACCTTGGTCAAAGGTTATCACATTGTTTTTGATTTGGCAAGCGATATTGTCAACAAACTTCTCAGCTTCGTCCCAAAGCCAGTTTTTTACTTTACTCATAGTGTTTTCCTTTCGTTATTAATTAATTTATACACATATCCTATCATAGGTGGATACCATAGGCAAGCGTTTTTTTAACTTTTTTTCATTTTTTTTAATAAAAAAACCCTTATAAATCAAGGGTTTTTAGGCTGCGTCAAAATGCACAGCTGAGGGAAGGGTGATTTTTAGTAATTTTTCGCTATTTCCAGTGGTTTTTAACCCATTCCTGCTCACATTCGTGTGGGTCTGGCTTACCGTGGAACACAGCCACCTTACCGACACCTCTTTCAAATGTCCAATCTGACTTACTATATCTTGGATTCTGTCTGGAAAACCACTTTGCTGAGAAAGTCCATTCGTCTGGAAATATTCTAAATTTTGGATTGTTTGATGCTAGTTTAGATACCACATCTTGGTCACCAGCTTCTCTTTGTAATGTATTTCTATCTGCAAGCCACGGTCTCCAAATTATATTTGTGGCCGTTTCATTATTAAATTTCATTATACTTGAATTGAATATCTTTGTAGATAGATTGAAGTTATTAATAATACTAAAGGTATCAGTTTCACCGTGTGTAAACATATCATCTATGTTTTCTAAGATTACAACATCTAAGTCCATATACAATGTTTCACCAATTAAATTGGCCTCAGGACTAAACAATTGTAACTTATTCCACCAAGTCTGATAATCGTGGAAAGGTAACTGTCTAACTTCAATGTCACCTTGCACTAGTTTTTGAAGTTTTACATGGTCTGTAAAACAGATGAAGTTGATTTTGTGGGTTGTGTTTCTTTGTACCATGTTGTACAGGTTTTGTACATACTCTGGTTTATATTTGTCACCCCAATATACACATACGAAATTCATACACCTAACCAATTAAGAATTGCCCTCACACTTAAAAATACATAAACTAATTCCATTAACATACGAGGTATGTCTTTGTCTTTCCATCCCATATACACCCATATTGTACACGAAACAGATGATATGGTCCAACCTAACCACTGTGTTGATACATTAGCAGATGATAAAATAAAAACACCTAGTATGGCAAGTATAAAACCTAACCATCTAATTGGTACTGTACCCTTAAAGTATTGCATGCCACACCGTCCTCTATCTCTTGTATAGTGAATTGATGATTGGCGATTAAATGCAACCACTCTTGTACAGTCTTCCGACCAGGTTTAAATGGCTTCTCTATCAATTCTAGTTTTCTACTTGTTACGAAACTGGCCACATTTCGCTGATGTGTGAAACCAGGCGTACTATTTAGTATGCCATCTATTGCTGATAAGGACATATTTGTCACAACTGCCCAAGCATCTTTTAAATCATCTTTAATATCTGTATTCCAAAACTCATTATTTGGTCTTGGTTTATTTCTAATTCTTATTGGTCTATCAGTATGTTTCTTTGTTTCTTCAACAACCTTTTCAAGCCATTGTTCTTGGCTTAGACCGTGTATAAACTGACATA